CCCGCTTTTGGTAAAATTTCGCGGGCTAGTTCCCTACACTATCAACAGCTGCTAGCTTGGCAGGCTAGCACCCCCCTGATAAAACGCCAAGATCATGCGCCTCACACAGGGCTAGGAATTGCTAGCTCGTCATTAAGTGCTTTGACGCACGACGGGCCGCATTCTAGCCTTGCGAGGACGCTTCTTTTTCTTGGCCTGTACCTCGGGAGCCGGATTTTTGGCAGCTGGAGATGGTGTCGCCAAATCCCCATCGACCACTACTGGGTCCTTCGTAGTCGCTTCCGGTTTCTCAACCAGGTTAGTCGGTGGGGACAGGTAATACTCAAGGTCATCGCCGGCTTGTTCAAGCCACGTCGTGAGGAGATCATAGCGGAATGTCTCAAGAAATTCATCGAGACTCTCCACCATCCACGACGGACGGATTTCTTCACCGGTTGCACTCAACTCGTAATTCGGGTATTGTACACTCTGCTCGTATTGAGCATTCCACACTGAGTGTATGTTGCGAAAAACAAAGGAGTCTGGCATTCGGGATACCACTGCGGTGACAAATTCACCAAGGACGGGAGTATGGCGATCACTTAAATAGTAAGCGAAGGCTTTCTCGACCAGCTTGGTTACCTTGGTGATGTTACTCGGCATCGATACAGCAAGGTGGAACTTGCTCAATGCACGGGGTACATCACACATACTTGTCAGGTCTCCATACCAGACGTCGGGTCCATACATCCGGTTTAGAAACTTCACCCCGCGGTGGCCTCGACCGACCGGTTCAATATCCAATCGTAGACCAAGGCGCGTGGCGGCTTTGACGTAACACCCTTTCGAAAGATCAGGTGTCAAACCGTCGTCACCACCATACACTCCAAGGCGGGCATAGGCGACGTGTGGCTCCAGAAAAGCTCCTCCTTCAACCGTCATTCTCCAGCCCAGATAAGCCACGAAGGCATTATCCAGAGTGTTGAATGGGGAGGTTTCAGGGCTGCCGGATAGCCGCGCCAGGCCCGAGTCATACTCAACCGACTCGCTGCCCACCCCAATGTAACATTTCACGTTACATTGGGCACGCATAAGCTCCAATAGCTGCCCATGGTACCTTTCATGAAAGCCATATAACATCGCAGCGCGTTCAAGAGCGCGCGGCACCTCACTGATCGTGCCGTCGAAACGGGAAAAATCAGTGTTTGATACCACTTGCGCTCCAGTGCACAGCTGAGCGACCCGCACCGAGATCTCATAAGGAGTCTTGCCAAAAGCATACCAGTCCTGGTTCTTCAGGACCACGTCAGAAAACGCGTATATGTACATAGAGTACCTATACTTAATGTTTCCTTCAATGGCCGTGATGATCCGAGGATCGGTACACTTCTGGTATGCCTCTCGCTTGATGAAATTGGACCCACGATTGGGTCCTTCAACAAACTCAGCAGTCTCCAGGATCCGGCGCTGAGTGGGCCGTGGTTGTCTCTCGTAGACCTCCTCCGGGTCCACCGGGACCAATGATCCGCGCTTGACACCCACGCTTTTATACGTGAGCTCCACGAACTCATCGATTGCCCGCAAGAGAAACTTGTTCAGCGTGCTAGCACTCCTCACCTTAGTGATTCTACCTTCAACCGCCTGCTTCGCGTTGTCCATAGTAACATCTGGACAAAAGCCACCATCAAGTATTGGTGACATAAATGAAACAAGCGATTTCTTGGCGTCGGGATCGTAATTCTGAGGCGCAAACTGGTAGCCCCTGACAAAACTCGCAGGCGCGCCGGAATACGTCACAACGGACATCTCCGGCAACTTTTGCGAGTGAAACTCATATACGACAGTAGCTCCCAGATGGTCATCTGGTAAGAGCTTCTTAACGTGCATGAGCGTCAGTCCACTTTTAGTTGTGCGTGCCAGGCTGGAAAGTGCAGAGTCTTCGCGGGCAGATAGCTTGCCTGACAACAAGCTGCCCACACGCCCAGTTGAGACCTGGACGCCGTCCTGCGTATGGCATGTTAGCCGCAGGAACTCTCCATGCACTACTCGGAGTCTGGCGAGCGGTTTGCCCTTAAGCCAGCGCGCGATTAGGGCAAATGGTCCGAACCACCGTTTAATCGGAAATAATCCAATAACCTGGTGGTCCTCATCCATCTGCTTCTTATCAACAAGCCATGCCGTCGTCACGAACGGTACCCAGTTCCATAGTCGGAACCAGCTTCTACCTGCCCACAAGGATGTAGTGGTGACAACGTCGGTGTCGTAATTCCACACCTTATGCTGATACTCAGCACCACCGCCAACTCGGTACATGACCTCATTATGGCGGTTAAAAGTGTAGTTATATTCCTTCCGATCAGCTGCCACTTCACTGGGTTGAAACGTGTACAACAGTATGGGTAAGAAATGCTCGGTCATAAATGACGGCATATCAACATACTGGTCCACGTCCACAATCCCAATGATGCCTCGTGGGTTGAAGCTTAATGGGCGTACCTGCGCATCCTTGGCCCAGAACCACTCACGTGATCCGGACCTACCATTACGCAGATCAGACTTGCTGCACTGGTAGAAACAAACATCTCTACCAAGCTCCCTGCCGAACCTCTCAATGAAGAACGACCCCATGCTGCGGTTGAGAGCCGCAGCACCATGCGGATGGTTGGGAGCTTTACTAAGCTCAACCAATGGCACATCCGCGAACAGGGAACGGACAATGCTCGAATCAATATCGTAGCATTGCCCTGATTGGTTTAGCATCTTCGACATGACTAATTGCCATGGAGTTGCAAGGCCCAATGCCACCATACACATTGGCATGACAGCATAACGCAATTTGAAGCTCGTTAACATTTGAGCTC